AAGTACATTCTGCTCCAGGTATTTTTGATAGTCTCGATTCGCTGCATCTTGGTCAAGCAAAGATCCATTGCGGTAGATCTCAAAGATAGCGGGTTTCAACCCACGAACAACTTTGTACTCTACACTGCCAATCTTGAACTCAACTTCAACACGACACTCTTTCTCGTTAATCGTGTTTGCTAGTTGAGGTTTGTTAATCTTCCTGAAAGGTTTGTTAAACAAACCAAAGCACAATGCATCCAACATTGTGCTTTTACCTGCTCCATTAGATCCAATAATGAGAGTAGAAGGTGACTTCGTTAGATCCATTTCAATGAACTGGTTACCAGTGCTCAGAAAGTTTTTCCAACGAAGTTTTTCAAAGGTAATCATTCGTCTTCTAAGTCGTCAGGGGGAATAATAATATCGTCTGGTTCGATCAAACTATATGAATAGTTATTGAGTTCGCAGTTTTCTTGAACAGTTTCTTGATCGATTTCCAAGACTTCTAGCGGTGTGGTAAAACCATTCGCTACCAGTAGTCCATGATACCTGTCGGCGTCATCTTTGTCAACAAACATCGTAATGATCCGATTACCATTTCGTTGGTCAGTTACTGCGAACACTCCGCCTGATGATTTTTCGGTCAATACGTATGCCACTATTGCTGCGCCTCCAAATACAAGGACTTTAAGATAGCAAAGATATCATCTTTATTGTCTAGATCAGAAACGCAACGCTCAAGGGTAGTGAGTGTGTCTTCTGTTTCGATTGCTTCATCAACATCCTCTAGATCTACATTGAGATCTTCGATGATTTTGAGGTCAGCACATCCTGCCGTCTGAAGTTGTTTGATAGTTTGATCAAATATAACTTGATCTGTTTTTTTCTCTACGATAAGTTTGACGTACGAACCATTGAGGTTCTTAGGAAACTTAATCTCCCTAGTATCATCGTAGTATACCTTTTGGAAGATATCGTACGGATTGGGTAAGAATGTTAACTTTAGTGTATCAGTATTTAGGACATGGAATCCTCTCTGCTGACCATAGTCACCCCAGTAGAGTTGATATGGATTGCCGAGATAGTTGACCGCACCCTGCTGAGACTTCATGTGAAAATGTCCTGAGCAGACCAGATCAAACTTTCCGTATATGGATGGGTCGTCACCATGCTCCATATAATGACCAGGAATAGCTTCAAAACCGTTAAGCTCAAGATGCCCCATACAGACAGGAGCACTACTGCTTTCCGTTTCCATTCGAGATCGCTCTCGATTGTCATCACAAATCCAAGGCAGAAAAAGTATATCAAGACCACCAACATTACGTTGGCAAGGCTCATCGATGACAGTAATGTTGTCGTATTCTCCGAGAAGAAGTTCTGGAGCGTTGATGCGAAGAGTATTTTTGTAGTAGATATCATGGTTACCTACTAGCATCGTGAGATGCACGCCACGATCTTGAAGAGGGGTGAACCACATCTCCTTCGCAGCGTCCAGTGAGTTGAAGTTGATACTCTTTCGTTTGTCAAAGGTATCTCCTAGGGCAATGACATCGGTTATACCATACTTGTCAATGAAAGGAATGACGACTTTGCTATAAAACTTATTATATTTGTCTATGAAGACTTGGTTGTCATTACGAACTCCGAAGTGCTGATCGGTGATCAACAGGATTTTACTCACAGTTTGCCTCCAACAATACCATCATTAAGAACTCGACTTTCTCCCCAACCATCTTGGAGACCTTTTAGATAAAACCTAGTACCACTGATACATTGCTCTTCTGTCAGAGCAGTGACAAGTTCTGTCCCATCCCTTTTAGCACTGTGCCAGAGTCCATATTGGGTTTTATAAACTCTGAAACAATCGTCGATCCAAGAGTGCTCATTCACCTGTTCACGGTTTGCTGCTTCCTCAAGCATTTCTTCGTGTGTCATTACGACCTCATGTTAGTTTCAATACGATACTTGATCGAGTTCATGTCAGCATGACTGTGATCGCCATCTGAGTGGAAAACTTCATCAAAACCTTTCTTCTCAATCAGTTTGTCCTTAATATCCATCTGCCGCTTCTCTTTAGATATACGCCGCAGATAAGCATAGTAGACGATTTGAGTAAAATATGCGAAAGGATTACTGGATTTTGCGGGATCAAAGTTGTCAATGTATTGGACACAGTTCTCGATACCATCACCAATCATGTCTTCTTTGTACATGTAGTTGATGAAGTTCGGTCTGTATGAGAGGTGTGTTGCAATCTTCAGAAAGCATTCACCGATATATTCTGGGATGCGTGGTTTCTCAAGTCCACGCTCTTTGGCAATACGCACCCGCTTGCGGAACTTTACAAGTTCTTCAAGAAACTTACGGTTGTCAACGTAGTGCTGTTTTTTCTTTGCGGTCATGAGTACCATAGGAATATCTGCACCTGCACACCATGATACACAATGACCGTTTATGTGTCAAGACTTGACAACATCTAATAATCTCATTAAACTAACACTGTAAGGGTTCAAAAGAACTCTATTAGCTTTTATCTGATGAGGGTGCTTTGAACAGTTTTTCAAGGTGACGCCTTGCTTCTTGTACAGAACCACGCCCACCAAGATGTTTTGGAATGTCTGTCTTATAACTGTCGTCTGAGGTATCTTCATCAAGTTCATTTCTCAACCAGCGTTTGTACGCCAGTGTGCCTTCCCTACTCAGGGGGGCAATAGAAATAATATCTTTCTCTGAGATGATGTAGAAATCTTCATCCGAGAAGTATTGCCATTTGATTAGTCCTACACCCACTCCTTGTTTTCCATCCTGCTCAATATGAACTTGCTTGGAGCGTGCAGGATTAGTGATGAACACAATAGTTGTGCCAGGAGATTCGACATCTTCCGTTGCCACCATCTCTCCTAGGACTTCTTCCCCAGAAGAAAGTTTAATGATGCCAAAGAACTGTTGATCGTGATTTACGTAGTTAATCATTTTTGAACTTAATCTTGGAGACCTCGTAGTTAAACTTCTCTTCTTGATAGATCTTTATACGTTCTACCAAATGTCGAAGAGTGTAGTTTTGTCTTGATCCTCTAGAGCAGTCATCAGCAATGTCGTACAACACTGCCTGTGCTTTGTTTTCACCTTTGCGTAAGACACGACCAATAGATTGGAGGTTTCGTACGCGAGACTTTGAAGGGGACGCAAAGATTACATTGTGAAGATTCCGAATGTTGATACCAGTGGAAAATGTTCCATAGGATGCCAGGATGATTGCGTTAGTTTCCTTTTCGCAAATCTGACGTGCTCGTTCTCGTTCGGATGCTTCCACACCACCGTGAATGTAGAAGACCTTGCGGTCTGCATCCACGTAAGTATTTAGCACCTCATGAAGAACGTCTCCGTGCTTCTCGACGTAGTTGAATAGGATGAGTGTGTTACCATCCAAGTCTGCTGCCAGTTTTGATATAAACTTATTGCGTTTTGGATGTGATACGATATAGTCCATCTCCTGCTGATAGTCATCGAATGGCACAAAACCATGCTGCAATAGCAGACAACGCACACGCAGTTTTGACAGCATTCCCGACTCCATCAGGTCAGCAGTATTGGTCACCCGATTACACATACCAAACAGTCCTTCCAGAACCATCTGGTGTGTCTTCATGCCATCGAGTGTACCTGTTAGACCGATGCGATATTTTGCGTCATGACACTTGGTTAGAATACCAACGAGACTTTTTGCCTTGTAGAGGTGTGCTTCGTCACCAATGATGACATCAAATCTATTGAAGAACTTCTTAGGTTCCTTGTAGATTGACTGCCATGTAGATACCACTACAGGGGTTTCAACGTATTTTTCTCGACCACCCATAATCTGATGGACGTAATGATCTGCTGCCCACCCATAATCTTTGAAGTCTTGTGTCAACTGAGTGACAAGAGATTGTGTCGGCACGATGATCAGAATATTTCTATCTTTCTGCAGGTGCCACCTAACAAGGGTGTAGATGATCAGGGATTTTCCTGATCCCGTGGGGGAGAGTAGTAGTTTGCGATTAGCTTTAAGTGCCGAGAATACTGCTTTGAGTTGGTAATCTCGGATCTTGAAAGGCAGACCCAAAGATCTAACAAAGCCCGCAACACCCTCAGGAGTGATGAAGGGGTCGGATTCATTTGGTAATCCATAGAACTGACTCTCCTCTAACTTATACTTGTAACCTCGCTCCTCTAGGAAGTGACAAACATAATCAAAAAGACCCGCATATATCTCTCCCGTTCCTGGGGAGTACAGACGGATCTTTCCATCCCAGACATGGGATCTGTAGTGGGGCATAAACTTAGCGCCAGGAACCTCAAAGCAGAAGTAGTCTGCAAGTTCCTGGTGAATGTGGGCTTCGGTATTTACCTTAATGTAAACCTCATTCTTCTTACTAATAACAGTCATCAATAACCCGCTTCAAACTTTCTCAAGTCGATAACGTTTTTGATGGTGTAACCTCGGTTAGAGATCTGTCTTAGAACGCCCTCAATATAATAAAGACACGTTTCAAGGTAATCGATCTTTTGTCTCGCTTTACACCAATCGTCATCGGCATATACATACTTATCTAGGTCACCTTTGAGTACCTTGTGATCAAAGGGTTTTTCTGCGTATACCTTGGCGGGTGCTTTGCCAGCGTAGTATTCAAACTTTTCTTTGACGATGCGATTCATGCTCACACAGGCATCACTGTGCATTAACTTGAATGTGCTATAGTAAGTCATCCAACGTTGATGAAGTCCAGGCACAGCAAGTGCTTGATTCACGAGGTCGTTTTCATCAAGAGGGGCATCCTCTGCCCATTGCTCTTGCAAACGTTCAAGATTTAAGATTGCCATTAGGAGAGTTCAGTCTTACGGGTCCCCTCAACCGCTTGAATCTCGTACGATCTATATCTGAAAGTCACTGACGCTGCAGCATACTCCGTACCATCTACAGATGCGTTAAAGTCCAAAGCACTGAGAGATACAGGTAGTATATCATAAAATACAACCTGAAAGTTGGATCTAAAGTTTGAGTTTAGAACTGTCAACGTGGCATCGGCAAACTTCGTTTCATTGCCTTGCATACCATTGGTGAGCTCACCCTGAGCGTCCATGAAATCTCTGCGCTCTCTGAAGTTATCGGGGATACCCAGACCACGAATCCAGTTGTGTAAGATAATATAGTTTTCGATATCTTCATCCACCAAGAAGTTCATGGTGAATGGATCATATGTGATGTTCCCGTCTGTGGGGAGAGAACGTCCATAGAAAGTAGGTTGCTCTACAACACCCAGATTGATTGCAGGGATGTTTGCAGACTGAGAGAAGTAGGCAACCTTGGGATACTTTGCCAGCGTAAACTTGAATCCAATCGGACTCAAGAAGTTTTTATTCTGTATCTGGTTCTTCCAGGTCGCCATACTGCTCAGTAATACCCCTTATATTTAGTTCCTGTAAGAACCACTTGAAGCACGTCTCAAGGTTATTTAGGTTGTTGTTGCCCTGAGATACCCAGTCATGAGAGAACTCATAGACTGCTCGGGGGTATTCATTGAGATAATCTTTGAGGGACATGAAGACCTGCTGTCGCAGTTCCATGCGGTCATCCGAGTAGCGCCAGTCTGCGTTCATTTGTCCTTAAGTAGTTCTTCGATACGCTTCCGCATATTAGCACGGTCCCACTCCTTTTGGTCCATATGCCAGTAACCGTGTTTGTTCTTCATGATCATGTGACCGTGATAGAACATAGTCCCAGCAAAGACTAGGAGCAGGACAATGCCTGTCAGTTCAAGGTAATGTTCAGCCATGGCAATACAGGGGGTATCACTCCAATGAGTCGAAGCAAACCTTCAGCAAAAAGTGCAAGAACAACCCAACCAACACACATACTAATAATCGAAGCATTCCGATTGTGACGGCGTATGGCAGCAGAGACAGATTCATCGATCATCTCCTGAACTTGTTCTCGGGTGAGACGTTCTGGTACCTCTGCTTCTGGACCCCACTTCCATTTCATGCCTCTTCTCCATACCAGAAGTCCTCCCAATCTTCTTCATCCGCTTCATAGATTGGGCATGGTTCTTCCATGAGGATGTCAGTTTTCATTCGGAGTGCTCTCTGTTGCAACTCCTTTAGGTCGTTGTCGTCCATAGGTAAGAGGTGGTCTATAAAGTCCAAGTCCTTCATCTGGAATACTCATCAAGGATGTCTAACACAGATGTTAGCGCCGAATGGGCACCATCGTGCCATTCCTTCCCTTTGTCTTCATGTTGTCCGTTGTACAGAGAAGTCTTCAGTTTGTAAATCCTTGCAAGTAAATCAACTTTTGTCACAGATCCTGTACTCATAGTTATTTCTAATATACTATATTTAATAAAAAAAGGACCCCGAAGGGTCCTTTGTAACACTCTTTGTGAGTGAATGATCACATGAGGTTGGTGACCTGTACGCGACGGTAGTAGCGGTTTGCATTCGCGGTGAGAGCACCAGCACCTTGAGTGGTGCCTTCTGCGAACGGGTTAGCAACCATGCCGTAGCGGGTCTTGAAGCCGATCTTGGGCTGGAAGGTGTCCTGACCAACGGCACGAACCATTTGCAGGGGCACGTAGGGGCAATAGAACAGACCAGCGTCATATGCGCTGCTACCCTTATAACCAGCAACGTAGAAGTGCTTGTCACTTACGTTAGCGGAATAAGGATCAACATACACCTTGACACGACCGTTGAGGGTACCAGCAAGGGTGCTGCTGTTGTCATCGCCATTCAGACCAGCGTTGCCGCTCAGAGCGGGGGTGTAGTCCAGAACGCCTGCCATGGACAGTGCCGAAGCAACGTCTGCAGAACAGATCAGGATGTTACCCTTTCCTCTACGAGTCTCATGACCGATTGCGTTCATGTCGCGTTCGATTTGGAACAGCAGACCTTTGAACTTCTCAACCGACCAGCGACCGTTGGAGTCAACGTCCAGGTCAAAGATACCTGCGGTAGCAGTGTTGTTCTGAGCGCCAGGGCGAGCGATCTTGTAAACAGTACGAACAACCTCACGGTTGATCTCTGCCAGCACCTCGGTGCTGAGGATGTTTGCAAGCTCGGCCTCAGCGTCCAGACCATGAACTGCCTTGAGGTCCTGTGCAAGTCCCAGGGAGTATTCTGCCTTCAGAGCTCGAGATTGACCGGTCACGGTG